TCATTCCCCATATGATGTTATACATAAAAAAGTTATGTTGTTTTTTGTCTATTAGAAAAGAGCAGAGGAGTACTCCCCTGCTCTATAATCTTATTCTAACCCCGTTTGCGACTTGCTCATAAGTTTTCCTCCTTGGAACATTAATGATGCATTTGCACCAAAGCCATTTTCTCCGTAATACGTATAGCTGACAGTATGAAACTCAGTACCTTCTTCCCCAGTTTCTGAAGAAAGCTCTCCTTCTCCCCCAACAATATCAAAAACCTCTTCTGTGGTCATTCCGTTCTCAAGTTGGTTAAATTCATCCAAGGTTATGGTAACTTCTGAAGAATCTCCAAGTCCTGCCTGTGCTTTACTAGTCAGTTCGCTACCTTGAAAGGTGAAGTTTGCGTTTCCTAGAACACTGTCAGTTGCATCCCACATGTACATTTCAGTGTGAAATTCAGTACCTTCCTCACCGGTTTCAGAGATTAATTCCCCTTCCGATCCGATAATTTCTACTACTTCATCGTATGTCATTCCGCTTTGAATCTGCTCAAACTTTTCTTCAGTTAACAGTCCTTTTTCTGTTTCCGCGGAATCCTCAGAGGTTGATTCCTCGTTCTCGCTGTTTTCGTTTCCATCTACGTCTTCTACTGACTCATCAGGCTCAGAGCCCGTCTCTTGATCTGTTCCTTCTCCGCCCCCTGCAAAAATAGCAATAATAATGATAAGTGCAACCACCGCTATGATAACGGTTAGACACCCTTTAAAAAGTTTCCCCACTATAAAACCTCCTACATAGTATATATGACCCAATTGTATATAATTTTCCAAGTGTGTACAATAATTGTGTACTTACTAATTCTTCAATAGTTCGTGTCTAACCAGCAAAAAAGCAGCGTAACCTACGCTGCATCGTCATAACTGTCATGCACTGCTGGATGCAATGACTGTACGTTCGCTAATAGCCTCTTCAAGAATATTAATAAAACCTTCGTCCAGACCTAAATCTTTAGCCTTCTGATATGCTTCCAAAAGTACATCAATTGATAGTTTTTCGAACAACACAATTCTTTCCTCCCATGCGATTTTGCCTACACATTATTTTAAACGAAATGCTCCAAAATCGAAAGAATAATTGGAATGATTTCACATTCCCGTAATTACTTTTAGATGACAAGGTTATAAAGTTAAATGTTTAATAATATTTAGTATCTGTTAAAAATGTAAAGCTTTGGTGTTCTTTCATCAAGACTATAGACCCTCATACAAAAGTAATGTAAGATTAATTTGTGCTCTTTTATAGAGCCTCTCCTGTATGATGTCGCAACACAAAAAAGCAGGTTCCCCCTGCTTTTTTGTATGTTTTTAGACGCTGAAGTTAACTTACCTTCTCCATTAACGCTTTCACATCTTCACTTTGCATGATACGAAATACATCGGAATTAACATCATATCTGTGTGGTGTGATAAACCATATGGTTGGAAAGAAAGGTTCTTTCGCTTGCCACGGTTCAATTTGCCACTCCCCACTCTCATAGTACGCATGATACCGATTCATTTTATCCTGCATCATTTTCGACGAATAGATATTGCGCTGAATCTCCACAAAGAAAGGTGCTCGTTTCCATATCATGAAAACATCCGGCTCCATTAATCCTTTTTCGTATTTTGGCTCTACAGTAAATATACGTGGTTTCTCATACTGACACAGCTGGTGATAAAAATCAGCAATAGCCAAATAATGCGGAATCTTTTGGCTGTCCTTGCGAATGGGAGGTGGATCAGCGAAATAAACATAAGGTTGTTGTAACGTATTAGCTGTAATATACCCTTGCAGCCGTAACCGTTTCAGCACGTTGTTTGCTGTGGCCACAGGGTATTTTAAATTCGAGAAATGTATGTGAACAATATCATCACGAGACAGGCAACGAAACTTTTGCAGGCTTTCTAAGATAGCTTTATCACGCTCTCTCATTCATCCAACACCCCGAATATTTGGTTTTTGTTCGTCTCTTCTCTTATCGACTCTTTCTCCTCTTTTCTCTCCACTTTATACCGTTCAAGCACTTTCTTTGCTTTGTCATCTTCTAAGAAAGGTGCCTGCACTTCTTGTAACTGTTCCAGTTTCATTATCATTCGTCCTGCCTCGGAAGCTAAAATATCCTCTGAACCCGGCGTTCCTACAATACGGCTGTTGTAATCATCCGCACAACGAAACCCCATTCTTACTGTTAGATTAATCTTTAACTTGCCGTCCAACACCTTAGCATCCGGACGCTGCATAGAAAGAATGAGAAAGATACCAAGCGCCCTCCCTATGGAGGACACCTCCTCCACAATGTTCATTATTTCTTTATCCTTTTTCAAAAGAGCCACTTCGTCAATGCACAACAATACATAAGGGAGCTTTCTCGGCAAATCATCCACATGCATCACTTCGTTTTCGTCTAATAAATCACCACGTTTTTGTGCCTCTCTCTTTAACTTCTGCAATATAACCATTAACTCAGACGGTTTTGTACATACCTTCTCTACATGTTCTACTCGTCTAAATAAGTGGAATTCAGAACGTTTCATGTCAGCAAGGTACATGTGCAGGTCATCAGGTGATAACGTCTTAATTAAAGTAGTAAGGATAGATCGAACCTGTGTAGATTTCCCGCTCCCTGTTTCTCCAGCTATAAGCAAATGCGGATGCTTTACCATATCATAAGACATCCACTCACCATTTTTGTCTTTACCGCATATAATAGGAAGTTTGTAATCATATACCACAGGCGCGATGTCATCATAACTCCATTGGAAAGCCTCTTGATACGCACCGTCGTAGACAATAAGTGTGAACTTCTTATTCTCCTGCAACACATCAACGCGTGGACCGAATTGTTGCTGGAACACCCATTTCTTTTTGTGTATCTCCTTTGGATCTAACCCTGTAGGGATAGAAAACACATAAACCATTTTGCTTCTTTTCTCTATAACGGCGTGGATTTTAGGCATAATAAAATACTCTGTTTTTCCATTTTTGTATGTCAGATGGAGCTTACCGCTTTTGAATGCCTGCATTAACTGCCCTTTTGCTTTTTGTTTCTTAAAAAAATTCATGGTTATCCCCTCACAGCAACGGATTGTGCCACACAAACAAAATCAATACAGCAATTAAAGCAATCGGCAGGACTCCTTTACATGTTTTATAAATTACTTTTGCAATATAAGTGTAGTTAGACACAGCCAAATACTTTTCAATTAAAGCAATACCAATTAAGACAACCCCGGCAACCACTACAACGCCATACGCTTCCCAAACAATCGGCGGTGGATTAAAGATACTTGTTTTCGACACAAACGCTAATTCCATTTTTCTCTCCTCCTCACTCTTGCTTTCAGCCGCCGGCCCACACGCCCGCTTCGCTCCCTCCCCTCGCTTCGCTTGCTGTTTAAACAAATTTCAAAATCTTTCTCTAGCAGCGTTTATAAAGCGATTAATGAATTAATGATACTTCATTAGCAAATGAATTAATGACTGCATTAACTACTTCATTCAATCGCAATCATTTCAAGTAATGTCGAAAGGATTTCTACTTCATTCGATAAGTCATTTCCTGATTCATTAGATACTTATGTAGTCCTGCTTGTCTGTTATATCTTGTCCTTCAAAATTAATGGAAAAGGGTTTTATTAATGAAAGGAGAATTATGTTCATGAGGTGAAACAAATGAAGTATAAGTGCAGGTTAAGAATTATTTTTGCAGAAAAGGAAATAAAGCAAAAGGAGTTCGCTGAAAAGGTGGGGATAAGTCCGGCGGGAATTAGTGCGCTGGTGAACAACAGGGCGCTTCCTTCTTTTGAGAACGCCTATAAAATATGCAAGGAGTTGGATATGCGGCTGGATGAGATATGGAAAGAGCAGGAATAAACCTGCTCTATTTTAAGCCGCGTAATCGTTCATGGCCTAACAATCGGATAATGTCTTTGCATTCTAATTCGTCGTTCTTGATTCGTTCCAGCCATACTTTGCCGATGGGATTGTGTTGTTTTTCTTCATCCGTCCAACGCTCAATGACTGGTTGCCATACTTCCTTTGTAGCTTTGTCCAGTTTTTCACTCATCCAGTCGTCCTCCTTATATACTGATTTCATATTTTGCTGATCGGCTTTCTTTTTCAATCCCAAGAACTCTGCCAAACCTTCCACTACCCCGCGGCAGTATGCTTCCGAGAACTCTTTCTTCTGCAAAAGGTTGTTATCTGCACGATTATCAATGAATGCTTCTTCCAGGAGAATAGCGCTCATTTTCGTGTTTCGTAGGACGCTAAAGTTGGCTTGCTTGGTTCCACGATCAGGGATGTCATATTTCTTTATTTTGTTATATACGCTTCTGTGAACGATATTTTGTAGGGAACGAGTAGCAGCACCCACACCGCCATTCCAGATAAACGATTCAAACCCTCTGGCTTTTCCATTGAATGCATTTTTGTGATCGGATATAAACACATCAGCTCCGGCCCGGTTAGCTATCTGGGCTCGCTCTCTAAGTTCAAGGAAAGTATCATCAGAACGGGTGAGAATGATTTTAACATTCTCATACTCGTTTTCCAGGATTATTTTCATGCGTTTCACTCGATCCTCGCACAAATCTTTTTCATATAAACCGAAGCCATTTGCACCATTGTCATGTCCTCCATGTCCAGCGTCAAATACGATAGTTTTCATTATTACGCACTCCTGTCTTTATCGTTCTTATCGTCACTTCTGCTTTTCAATACCTTAATAGCTTGTAAAAGTTTATCTGGAAGAGGCATGCTCATACGCCCAGCATTTTCGGTAATGCTAATTGCTTCATTCACAATGTAAAACACAATAGCAGCAGTAAATACAATCGGTTCATCTCTTGCACCCGTTTCCATCAAAGCCACATCAATGAGATTAGCGACGGCGATAATGACAAAAATAAAGACCTTCTTGGCTATTCCAAAAAGGCCGGCACTACTATTCAATTCACCGCTTTTCCATGCTGCGGATAATCCCGTGACGTAATCAATAATAACCAATGCTAACAATACATTTAGCAACATGGACCATTCCCCCCATAAAAAAGAAACGACTGCTGTTCCTCCAGCAGCCATGACCTTGACTCCATTCTCCATCATTTTATCTCTCCTTATTCAATCTTGTCTTCAACAATATATTTTCCTTTCGCTCCAGCTCTGGCCAAATAAACACGGTCGCCTGGAGATAAAGAAACAGACGCTGCTTTCGGAAACGGACCAATCGGCGTTCGGCTTGGGTCATCATCCATAATTATCATCGGCCGACCGCCTGTGTAATCAGGTGCAACTTCCCCTAATACGTGGGGACGCGGCACTCTCCTTCTCCTGCCTCCTGCCATTTGGTTTCTGATTTCTTGCCTTATCATCTGTACAAAATTACGGCTGCTCAAACATCAATCACCTCCTTAATAGTGTGGGACATAGTGCCTCCCGCTGAAAGAGGCATAGACCATGCCACTTCTTGAAACTTTGCATCTATTCCTAATTTGTCGTGTTTCACACGGATAATGTCATTGTAGGAGTGCATGGGCATGATCGCTGTATTGAGTTTCATTTCTGCTGCAATTTGGCTGTCTTGATAAGCTTGTTTTTGTACCGTTCCTTGAAGGGCCTCTAAGTCTACAGAATCCGTATCAATGTATTTCGTGATGGTCCTGCCTCGGCTGGGTATGGATGTTGGGCTGTCTTCCTTCGTATTTTCATAGGTGTATGTGAGAGGAACACGGTCCGGCTCTGATACAATCCCCACCCACTGGTTAGGAACGCTAAAGTAATCTTCTGTCGATGTAGCACCCGGTGTAATAACAGATAGATGATTCGTTTCATACGTGTATTCTGCTGAACGCTGTGCCGGTGTACGGTAGGGCCTTGATACAAAGTAGCCGTACTCATCTACATAAAGATTCTCATAGTTAATCACGTCCAGAAGCTCATTTATGACTTCCAACCTTGAAACATCAGGGTCCCATGATAACCAAGTAGGAAACGTTTTATCAGAGCGCTCAATGTTTATTTTAGTGATCCCTGCATCTTGTAACAAAGAAATGATGAAGTCGGTCACAAGCTCTCCTTCGTCTGCTACAACTCGTGCTGTGAACCCATCGTCTACAAGGATTTGAAGTTTATCGTAAGCATCGATATTTCGATAAATGTTATCTCCTTCGTACTCTTTTTGTGGCGTGGACAATAAAAAAACACCGAGTGGAAACTCGATGCTACCGTTTTTCATATGAAGTTCTGCAAAAGGTTGAATTCTTTCTTTGAGAAAGTCAATTTCTCCGGTGTCTCTTACTCTTAATTTAGCTGTACGATGTATTTCAGCTTCACTGTCCATGCTAACTTCGGATGAGTCCGCTATAACAAGATGCGTTATATCGCCAATGCTTCGATCGTTTTCATTTAAAAGGGCAAAAGAAAAGTTTAATTTACGACTTCCAAACCCACCATGGAGCATAGCTTGTACAATTTCTTTAGAAAAACCACGGTTAAGGGACTGTATGATAACCACCTCCATAAAAAAAGAGCCTCTTCTTTTGAGACTCTTTAAATAGAATTATTTTGATTAAGCTTTCTGGAGGGACTTTGTAGTTTTCGAGTTCTTCTCCTCTATTCTTTTTCTTTTTCTATCCGCGTCATTAGAATTGAAAAGTTTATCCAAGAATTCCTCTGCACTTAATTCGCCAGCCTCATATTGTCTACGTAACTTTAAGTCGTTCCTTTTAACTACTTTTTTCTTTTTCTTCATAATACACCTCCACCTGGGATAGGATTTCATTGTATTTTAACTCTTTATTCAAAAGAGGTGCTAAAGAATTTGCGAAGAATGTAAGATAATCTATGTCATCTTTGTTAAATGAGTTTTTTTTAACACCATCTATATTTAGAACCCCTAAAGACTGCTCGTTAAATACTATGGGTATGCACAAAAGTGAATTATATTCTTTTGATGACTCGATATTTCGATTAAATGAGGGATCTTGTGATAAATCTGGGTTATAATATGTTTCTCCTTTGGTAAAGCATTCTCCTGCTTTACTTTCACGAAAACCCAGTTTCAATTCTTCTCCCCCGTTTGGATAATATCCAAACCCATGGAGCACCTTTAAATATCCCCCGGCATCATGAAAAACAGCTATTCTGTGTGAATTATCTCTTTGCTTAGTTATTAAGGAAATTATTCCTGGTAAGAAGAAGTTATAAAAGCGTTGAACGTTTTTTTCGAATTCTTTTCCTTGTAAGTTTTCCCAAACTGAATACGTTATAATCGATTGATTAAGCAGTTTTAAGACTTGAGACTTTAACTGACTATGCTCATTTAACTCATCAAATTGGGTTTGAATTTTTTCTACTTCCCGATTGTTTTCCATTTTGAATCCCCAAAATGACACGTTCGATTTACCCGTGGCTACTCTTATAATTATTACTATAAGCAGTACTATGAGTAATGTTAATAAAATGTATTTTAAGAATGGCGGAAAATTAGATAGGAAATTGTTGATTTCTTCCATCAAAGCACCTGCCTATTAAACATAATTATTATTAGTCTACTAAATTTTACTATTTTAATCAATATAGACCAATGTCATGAAATATATGGCAAGCACTTATAAACTCCACTGTTTATTATTTTTATCTAACCTTCCATCACACTTCCTCCTCTCGGTAAACCGCTTGTATATCAAGAGGAACACTATAGCCCCACGGCTCATCTGTTTCAGACAATGCAAAAACAGCACAAAAAATACGCCGTCCTCTGGCGTCTCGATACAGTAAGGTGTTTCGTGATTGGATTAACCCCCGTAACTTCTCCATATCTCCACTATCCTTCTTGATTTGAAGCGTAACCTGCACATTCTGTTCTTCTCGTTCGCTGTATTCAGCCATCGGAAGAGAGCGCCCTTCAAATTGCATCATGGAACCGCCTAGTGTTTTACTCGCGCCTCTGCCTTGTTCGAAATACTTAAACTGGTGCAGCGTTTCTTCTGGATTGGCAACATCATGCAGCCATATTCCTTTTAAGGTAACCTCTCCTCTTACTTCATCTGAGTCCGAGTAAGTGCCGTTATCGCCTCTGGCTCGGATGTAATACTCATACTCTTGTCCAGAAGCCGGCGTGTAATCGGTATAACTTTCATTAGCTGGGATTTCAGTTGCTATGCGTGTCCAATCGCCGCCAGATACTCTTCGATAGATGTTGTTATGTGTGACCTCTGGCTCGGTATCGACAGGTGCAGGGTTGGTAATGTCTAAAACGATGATTCCTTCACTGTTACTTGCTAATACCTCTACTTCTGGAGTAGCAGGCGGTGTGTAAGATACAGTGATATTTATAGCATCAGAGTCAGACCACAATCCATCAGCGTTTTGTATTTGCAACTCTATGATGTATTCAGAGTTGTTCGCTAGATCATATTGAATGGTATGAGCTTTATTGGTGTTTCCTTCGTGCTCATATACTGCGGCACCACTATCATCTTTGACTGTAAGACGATAAGCCTCTTGACCACTCGATGACCATTGGACTGTTGGGTTGGCCACCGCTACTGTATCGCTTGGAGATGTAATGGTTGGCATAGATGGATGATTACCAGCTAAAAAGGTTTCTGTGCTGCTCCACGGGCTTGACAATCCTTCTTGGTCATAGGTTCTTATCTGCCATTCCACTTCACCGTGTGAGAATGTATCAGCAGGCATATCATAATATTCGTTCGGTGTGACTTGGTTGATTTCATTCCAAGATGTTGTTCCTTTCTCTCTCCATCTCAAATTGAATTTGGATTGTGTGTCTCCACTATTCGGGTCATTATACTGCCATAAAAAACGTTGTACCGAATTACGGTCAATAGGACTCCCTCCAGAAGGTGTTAACTGATTCGGCATATCTGGAGAAAGGTTATGCTGTATTGTAAAAACGCCGTCAGATTGATCCCATGGACCGTAATGACCTCCATCGTATGCTCTTATCCTTAACAGACAAGTAGAGGATTCCATCTCGTCCGAAAAGTCATATTCGTAACTTGTAGCCCCTCCATCGGTCTGACTGACCAATGTATTCCACGAATCTCCGTCATCCGTGGATAACTGAATCTGATAGGTGAGGTCGCTCTTATTGTCATCCTCGTCTGATGCAGCGTCCCACTCAATCATATGTTGCGTGTCCCATGTTTCCCCTCCATTTGGAGAAATGACAATCGGTGCAGTCGGTACATAATTATAAGTCACCTCAATGGATGCATCAGTTTGCCCCTCATCACAATAAAAGGTGCAGTTGTTTGTTCCAGTTTGTACGTTGTCTAATGATACAGTCTCTGATTCACCGTAGGGAATAACGCCGTAATAATCACCACTTGTCGTGCTATTAACTTGCAGACGAGGACGATCTAAATCAATGTAATAGTTTGTTGTTATACTTAGGAACGCCCTGTGTTCAAATGAAACATTGGTATATGGGGAATCATCTTCTGTCCATGGTCCAATTGCATAAGTGGAGCTGTTTCTTATAATCGAACCTCTAACTTCCCCTGTACTATCATCGACAATATCCATTTCAGAACGAGCTTCCCAGTTATCATTAAAATAAGACGAATCGGAAATAGTCCTAGTAACTCGAGAACTTTTTCTGTTATCATATGGGTCTATAATCTGCCCTCTGGCTTCAACTACTATATTTTTAATATGTTTTGTTTGGTCTGCCTGTAATACATCCGTATACGTCGTACTGTTCGTAGTTGCTTCCGTAAAACCTGTATCCTCATAAACAGAATTAGTAGTATCGGTAGGAGTATATTGCACGTTAGCTTCCAAAATTTCTACACCAGTGGGTACAGAAAAATTGAATGTATCACCGTTAGACAGGTTTGAATAATTTTTTGTGATGACAGTCGGGTCGATCTCAATTGGATACCCAAGGTCAGTGACATCAGCATTAAGGTCGAGATACACCTTGTTATCGTTATGCCTTACTACTTCCATACTTACGTCACGTTTTATACCGTTTGCATCAATCAACCAAGCTGGCTCTATGTTCAATCCTCCTGCCGTGAAGTTGTCTCCTATATCTTTTCCTTTAATTTCAAATCGAAACGAGGAGGGAGCACGGTCTGTTTTTAACGTAAGCGTTTCTTTGATTCCTTTTGACTGTACCTCCAAGCAAACATCTGTATCATTCCAGGCGTCCTGATACATCACACAATTGGTTTTATCAGCTTCTACATACCCTTTAGCCGGAGATCCATCTACAGGCTTAAACGTAATTTTATCTTTCCCTTTTCCAATTGTGTAACCTCTACGCCAATTTCTTGGCAGTCTCGCTTGAAAAGGAACTTTTAACGCTTGAAAATCAAGGTTATCTCGATTTAAAGTATTCTTTTTCTTCGCTGCTACACTCGCACCTTTAACCAATTGAAACTCCCCTGACACTTCCTTTGTGACAGGGGTATCCACTGTGTCGAAGTCCGCTTCGTCAAACAAGTCTGTATTGATATTGTGATAATTCCCGTATTCGTCTTGATAATGAATAGGTGAACGAGAAAAGACAGCTCGATAGGAGCCGTCTTGAAGAAGATACGTCTTACTACTTTCTGTCCGTTTTGACTGAATTTCCGCTACAATTTCTTTATTCGTCGGCAAGAGATTCACCCCTTTCTAAATTCCTGTTTGAGTTGCCCCGTTGCATGGTCCCAGGTATATCCTGCTATTTGTTCTCCGTCTAATTGTATGATGATGGGTTGTCTAGCCGTATTGACGGAAGATACATTATTCATGATATTACCTACACGTTGAATGGCAGAAACCATATCACGACTTAGGACGTACTCTCCCGCTTGGAGAATAGCAGGAACTTCATCTGCTTTGAGTGCCGGCATAGCACGTCCTACCCAACCACCTTCATGATACCTATTTGCTCTTGCCTCTTTTTGCCTTTCCTGGAGACGTTCTCTCACGCTGTCCAAATTATCACTGTAAGAGTCACTATCCGAAGATGAGCCAACAGGATCACTTAATTCTCCATCAGGTCCGATTGTTCTTCCACCGCCACGAGGAGCAGAAGAACCCCCTCCACCAGATGAACTCCCGCTTGAGAGAGAACTAGTCACGCTGCTTACCGCCGACTTCACATCACTCAACCGATCATTTAGTGTGCCTACTAACCCGTTGATCAAACCGTCACCAAACGACTTACCGATGTTCACGTATTCATCCACATATTCGTTGAGTGCTTCTTTTGTTTTTTCTTGGTTTTCAATTTGTTTCTCAACTTCTTTGTTCCCCAGGTCTTCTACTGCCTGCAACCATGCGGCATTTGCTTGCTCTTGTGTCATTTTACCGTCTGCTACATGTTGGGCTAACTGTTCACTTAATGCGGCAAAACGTTCTTGTTGTCGTTCGTATTCTCGTACAAAAGCTTCTTCTTCATCCTCATACTGTTGTTCAAGCGCTGCAAGTTGTTGCTCGCGTTCTGCTTCATATGCTTCTGCACGCTGTTCAAACTTTTGTTGAAGATGATCACGCTCATTGGCGCGTCTTTCTTGATAATCGGTCAGTTCTTCTTCTCTTTCTTCGATACGGAGCTCCGCTTGTTCTTTAATACGATCTTGTTCTTCTTTTAAAGCATCTCGTTTATCAGAACGTCTCCATTCACGCTCCTGATCTGCAATTTGACCTTCTAATTCTTGGATTTCTTGTTCTACTTCTCTGACCGTATTCGGGTCATCCATGAAATTTGCTATCTCTAGCCGGCGATTTAATGCAGCTCGTTCATCTCCCCATTCAGCACGTTGATCATCTCTGCTGCGCCGTTTTTCCTCTTCGTCCATTGCATCTAATTGATCTTGAATAGCCTGGACTTCCTTATCACGTCTGCGTTCAATGTTTTCAATCTGTCTGTTTATTGCTCGTTCTTGAGCTTCCGTCTGCTTATCAAACGTTTCAAGAGCAGCTTCTTCTTGCCTTTGTAAATCCTCTAAGTAAGCATTTGTTTCTTCGTTAAACGTTGCAATCGCATTCGCTGTTTTCTCTTGTAAATCAGCCAGTTGTTGTTCCATTGCCGTGTCATAGGCATTCATCTGATCATTAGAGATTGTTCGAAAAGCTTCTGCTGCTTCTTGAGCGTATTCTTTGAGCTTCTGCTGTTGTTCTTCCATGGCTCGTTCCGATTCACGAATGGCTTCTGCTTGTTCTTCACCGATAATACGATTAAGGTCGTTCGCTTCCATTTTCAAATCGTTGATATTGGTTGTTATTTCAGCCACCGCTTGGTTGTAATGGGATTGAATGATGTTGCCATCTTCATAAGCCTTTTCAAGTTCTTGAAGGATAGCTTGTTCATCCCTGATACGATTCTGGTATTCTTGCATCTTCTGTTCTCGTAATTGATCTAATTCATTTTGTTTTTCTTTGGCTTTGTTTAAATCCTCTTGAGAGGCTCCTTCTTGTGTGAGCAAATCAATTTCTTGTTCTAACAGTCGTATATTCGATTCTCTTACATCCCGAATACGCTGAATGTTTGACCGTGCTGGGCTTTCTTCCCACACTCGATTCCTAGCAGAAGAAAGCAGACTAGTAATGTTCACATTAGCCATATCTTCGGCTTCTTCAATACCTTGAACAATGGAATCAACGAAGTCTTTTCCCACTTTCGTACCGTCGTATTGTCGGGCGGTTTCTTCCGTTTCTTCCATCACATCAGCTATTGATGCTGTTGTGGAAGCAATACCGGACTGTAATCCGCTGGCTAATCCCTGGGTAACGCCTCGTCCAATCGCCGCAAAATCTCGAGGTGTATTTCTTAACAAATTTTCGGTCTCGTCTTTGGTGAATACTTGTGAACCACGTGGTAAATTGACAAGCTCTGGCCCTTCTTCACCGACGATCGCTGCTCCACCAGGATGAAAATCGGTACCTGAAGCATAACTAGGTATGTTCCCTAACGCTGCATTTAGACTATCTGTGGGATCAATATACCCCTGTCTTTCAATTTTCTGAGTGACTGTGATGGTTTTACTGATATCAGCACCTAATGCTTCGTTTAACTTATCCGATTCCCCTTGCAAATCGATAATATTGCTACGGACATTCTCTAATTCGGAAATCTGTCCCTCAATAGCCGCTATACCATCTTTATATTTTTGTGTATTCTTTTCAGCTTCCGAAGCATTCTCTTCTTTTACTTTTTTCGTTAACTCAAGATTTCGAATTTCTTCATTGATTGCTTCGACGCCTTCTCCACGTTTGGCGTTTATATTTGCTTGTTCAAGCTCAATTTCAATCAATCTGTTGATTACCTCATCAAGAGCACCAAGCTCTTCCATGGTAGTAGCAAGCTCTTCTTGTTTCTTGATGAGATTTTCATCAATAACTTTTTGTTCTTCTAGAAGTTCTTCGTATTTTCTTTCAGCTTTGTGTAAATTTCTTTCGGCCATTTCTAATTCTCGGCCTTCTGCTTCTGCTAACTCTTCTTTAGCTTGTTTCATATTTTCTTCTGCATCTAAAATTTCCTGCTGCAGCTCGCCTTCTCTTTCGCGAGCTTGGTTGATTTCGTCCATTAATTGTTGTTGACGTTCCAAGTCTTCGTTTAAGTTTTCTTGTGCTTTATCAAACTCGGTTTGCAGCCGAAGGCGCCTTCCCTCGCGCAAAGCTGCATTTTCTTCTCTAGCTGCATCAGCATTTCGCAACAGCATATCGCCATATTTCGTCAGCTCTCCTGTTGCTCCTGGCGTTTTTTCCACAATCTCATTATTGACTTCAATGAACTCTTGTAATTGTTCGTTACTCAAACTCGATTTGGCTTGCAGTTGGTCCTGTTCTTCCTTTAATTTTTCTAATGCCTGAGGGTCGGTAACAGCGTTCATTTCTTTTTGTATTTCCATAAAACGGACCATTTCATCATTAGTTAAATCATTAGCACTTTTTAATGATTCCCAACGTTCGATTTGATGATCCAATGTGTCGATTTCATTACTCATGGTTTCAACCGCTTCAAGGTTTACTTCCTTATTTTCTTTAAGTGCTTGGTTCACACCCCATGCTGCTGTTCCTAATCCTGTTACTGCTGTAGCTGCAATACCTACCGGTCCTGGAATCAATCGTGCGGCCCCAACAAGACCTGCTTTTCCGCCCATTCGTGGCAATAAACGTCCAAACAGATTCGTAAGAGCACCCACGCCGTTTGCCATTCCTCCTATTGCCATGAGCGCAGGGCCTGTAGCTGCAGCAACACCACCTGCTTTCACAATAAATTCCTGCGTTTCAGGGTTTAAATCTTGAAATGCTTGAGACCAATCTTTCAATGTTTCTGTCATATCTCGTGCCACAGGGAGCAGTGTTTCCGATAAAATAATGCCGGTTTCCTCTAAGTTGGAACGTAATTCTCGTAGTGCTCCTTTTGCATTGTCATTCATCGTATCAGCCATTTCAGAGGCAGCGCCTTCTGCTCCCTGTAACTGTTCCGTATTTGCTGCTAAGGCATCTGAGCCTTCATTAAGTAACACCGACCAGCTTCTATAAGCTTCTTGGCCAACAATCGTTGATAATGTAGCAGCCTGTGTTTTGTCGTCCATGTCTTCCATCGCTTCTTCAAACTCTGCGACCACAGCAGGCATGTCTTTCATCTGTCCTTCAGCATCAAAAAGCTCTATACCCAGCTCTTCAATTAAATCTGCTGCTTTCCCTGTTGGACTGGCTAAACGCGTGAGAGAGGTGGAGAACGTGGCACCCGCTTTACTCCCTTGAATACCTGCATCAGACAAAGCCATAACAGCAGCAGTAGCGTCTTCTACTTCCCACCCCATGGAATTAGCTGCTGGAGCAAGGTCTGTCATAGCTTGTCCTAATTGATTGACATCAGTATTTGCACTTGAAGCCGCTTCTGCTAATACATCGGACACACGTCCTGCTTGATCCGCTTCCATAGAGAATGAAGACATGATATTAGAGGTGATGTCAGCAGCTTGTCCTAATTCCATAGCTCCGGCTGTAGCAAGGTCTAACATCCCCGGCATAGCTTCCATTGTCTCGTTGACATCGAAGCCAGCCATACTTAAATACTGCATGCCTTCCGCCGCTTCCGTAGCCGAAAATCTAGTGGTAGATCCGAGTTCTCTTGCTTGTTCTTCTAATGCTTGAATTTCTTCTCCTGTAGCACCAGAAACAGCTTCAACTTGTGACATGCCTTCTTCAAAATCCATTCCCACTTTAAGCGCCGCTGCCCCTGCACCTGTCAATGGAGCCGTTACATACATAGAAAGAGAGCGACCTATCCCCTGGAGGTTCGCACCTACCGCTTGGAGGCGTTGGCCGCTCTTTTGCATCTGATCTCCTAGTTGTCTCCACGAATTGGTTTGTTCTTCAATTCGTTCATTCACTCTATCCAATTGTGATTCAGTGCTACGCATGGAAGTAACAGCTCTATTGTAACGAATCGCGAGGTTTTCCGTTTCTTTCGCATCTCTCCCCTTCGTCTCCACACTTTGGTCATATTGCCGTTTTAACTGCTGTACTCGTTTACGCTGAAGTTGTAACGTGTCATTCAAGTATTTGGATCGCGTTTGTAATCCTTCTAGTGACCTTTCGTAGTTTCTATTTCCAGCAGTGTTTGCTTTAAATTCGCTATTCAAACCACGCAATTTACGATTAATGTCCGTCATGCTACGTGAAAAATCAGCAGAATCAATTGATAAGTCAATTTTTAACGCTCCTACTTCTTCAGCCATGCGTCTCACCCCCTTTACAATACCTGGTCAATATATTTCAATTCCGGTTTCTGCTCTTCTTTTGCATCTTTCATCACTTCAAAATAAAAGTGTATATCCATTTCATCTATTTGTGTCATTGTCCAACCAGAACGAATCAAACCCCTATAAAGGTCTTTTATCACCTCATAGGGGTCTTTTAGTTTTTTCCTTGTGGTTCTTCGTCAATTTGTTTATTTAATCCCATAGCCTCTGCCATAACATCATCCATCTTTGTCAGTAATTCTCCACCAGGCAATCCTTCAAACACGTCTTCTCGTGAGAATTGATTTTTGAAAGCAAATACAAGAAAATCTGCAATTTTATCTAAATCTTCTTCATCAGTAATCGCCTTTGTAAAATCAATTTCCTTTTTAATTTCAAGCGTCTTTCTTAAAATAAGTGTATTCACAAATGGAATGGTAAATGTTTTGTCTTCACCGTTTAAGTGCAAAGTAATTTCCATGTTAATTCCTCCTATTAAAAAAGCACCCTCGAAAGGATGCTTCATTCATTTTCTATATCAACGCCATTCTCTAAAGCCTTTTCTGCTTGTTCATAGCGATCATTAAATTTATTCCATAATTCCTCGGGTGTATCCTCTCTCATTGTAATGACAGGATAAAAATCGGCAAAGGCTTCCACGCGCCACATCACGGCATAATTTTCAAAACCTCTATCTGACAAATTGCCTTTTTCCTCTTTTTCCTCTAATTCATTTATCTTTTCCTTAAACCTTCTGATTTCATTTCGTTCATTTTCTGTTAGTTCTCGTTCTTCTTCATAAGCTGTTTCAACCATATCAAATATTTCTTTTGATTCTTCATAAATGTCACTGTCAATCCCTGCTGGATTACTGCTACAACCAACCAGTAAAAGAATGAGTAACAATATTCCCTTTTTCATGATAACCCCCCTAAAGTTTTAACCATATTTTACTATAGTTGGGGGCTTTGTGTTTCATGATAAAGAAAAAAGACGGGACTAAGCCCGCCTCACTTTAGACCTGTTCTGTTTCTTCGTCATACACGGCATCAAACCATCCATCTATAACAGTTTGATCTGCAGTGTCATTCTCTACGATGCGGGAACGCCATTTTCCATCTTCACGCGCAATAAATTGACCGGTGATGGTTTGCGTTTGAAATTCAATAGAATCGTTTTTTGTATTATAGGATTCTTCTGGAACAGCGAAATCCCCTTTTAAATACCAGTTATATTCAAATGTGCCATCAGATCGTTCAGAACGAAATCCGAAGGCAACGTAAGGTGGTTTATCATCAATGGTCTCAACAATGGCTCCATCTGCATTCACTTCTTTTCCCAAAAGTAACGCATAATCCTCCAATTCTAAATAACCTACACCAAATGACACCTCTGTTTCAGCCAAAGATTGTGCATTTTCTGCTGGTCTGTCATCAGCATATAACGTAGCACGACTTGTATTAGGCGTCATTGTCGCTTCAATAGCCCCAGCAATCTTTTTCGGTGTGTCATACGTGATTGTTCCGTCTGCTTCCTCTGTGATTAGTGCTACATGAATATCTCTTAAACCTACGCGTGCATTTGTACCCATGAAAAATTCCTCCTTATTTTTGTATTAAAAAATAACACCCCTAAACCGGAGTGTTTGTTACAAACCTTAAAGCTCGATGAAAGGTTTTTGTATCTTCTTCATAAAATTCTCGTTCATCCCTACGCCTGAATCCCGCGCTTTTCATGGCGGTTCGTACTTCGTCCACCAATGAGGTATAATCCCCATTTGACCATACATCCACTTGATAATAGCGCTCAGACTGAACTTCTTCATCATCCGCCTCCATTCCTGGGCGATTGTTATATTCAAAGAATGTAACATAAGTGTTCTCGCTTCCAGAGTACGTTTGCAACTGTACCGGTACGTCTAAATTACTCAGCGCATGCATGATAACAGTGTTCATAGTCCTAACCTCGCTTTCAATACAGCAGACATGGTCTTTGCTACAACGACACGGTTATTCTCAAAGGTAGGCGCAGCAAAAGGGTATGGATTCATCTTGGAAGTTCCAAATTCCAGGAAGTGGGCATAAAAAAACTTAGAAGCAGGGCCGATTTCAAATCCATCTTTTGTTTCGGAAATGACGATATTATCCGCTAAGTGCTCCCGGTTCAATGTACTTCTTGGTGCATTTTTAGCCATCTCTTGACGGAAAATTTCAGCACCTGCTTTGGTCGCTTCTTGTTTTATCTTCCCATCTACTTGACTGGCTTTCATCTGCAATTGATTTAACACCTCTTGAACACCTGTCAATTCCATAGGCATATTAATCCACCGCTTTCACTCTGACATCCATTTCACGATTCATGCCATCTACATTTTCAATAGGAGCAGCCAATTCATGATCCTGACCATTCCAACGGACGCGCATTTTATCATTCAAATCTTTTCTATATCGAATAATAAAATGTCGGCTATTTTCTAATTGGTTTTGCGCCGCTTCATAAAAGGATCTACCTTTAAGTGTCCTTAATTCAGCCCAAACCGTGACATGTTCTGTCCACTCTTTGTTAGGAAATCCATTTTCGTCTGTTCCTTCTGGCGGGTTAAGAAAGGTGATTCTTTGCCTAGCTTTCGCTGGATTCATCGTTATCACCTAACAATGATTCAATGTGGCTGAGAACGGACTTCCTAGCTTTGTTATTGGATTCTTGGTCGTGTAGGTATGTTAGCTCACCTTCGCTTAAATCAGCCGTGATAGCATCTACAACGTCCTTTGCATTGCCTTCCAAGACGTTACTGTCTTTCTTTTCGTCCTGTTCCAGCAGTTCTCCTAAAAACCCTTTCTCTTGAAGTTCTCTGCCGCGTTCATCGTTTGTTTCATACACAGAACCTTGGGCATGAATTTTCCTTGTGAATTTATCTCGGAATCTTTTTTTTACATTATATTTATTCATATTATTCAACCCTCCAATCCTTCAACTGAAGGATAATACCCTCAATCGCTTTCTGAATCCGTTCTAGTTCTATATCTGTTAAAGGGTCATATTCTCGTTTTACATAAAGCATGATAGCTAAATGATACTGTTCTCTGCTTGGCCCGTCTTCGGGCTCTTGAACACCAGCGTTTTGCAAATGTCCTTCTGCTGCACTAACAAAAGAAGTGAGGAGATCATCATCCTCACTTCCATCAATTCGTAAATAGTTTTTTAACATTTCAATATCGAACATTATTCATGTCTCCTATGAAGCAATAATCCCGGCATGTCTGAGCGCTGCAAGAATTTCATTCTGTTTAACAGCGATATCTTCAGCCGTTGCAGCTGCAGTATCTGCATGATCTGCTATTGCCTCTGCTTGTTTACCTTCTCGAGCAATTTTTCCTTCTGGAGTAAGATTGACTTCATTCAAATACATCACACACCCCTCCTTATTTTATTAGGTTGTTGGCGTTACTTTTGCGATACGGAAAGCTGATTTCAACTTAATTTGGTGATCCATCCATGCTGTAATAACAAACTGTTCAATGCCAGTTTTCACATCTTTATCACGATCGTATAGCACGTTTAAGTCGTAATTATAATGAGAATAAGAGAAGTCACCAATGACTGGATGTACAGCAGAATCAGAGAATGTAACAGGCTTCCCTAGAATCTGCTCTGGTTGAGCGCTGTACAATGTCGCGTTTCCATTGGCCAATGTTTCAATAATATCTGAGTAATCTTTATAACTCATGACAATCTGAGCGTTTTCCCTGTAATCTTCGTGAAGATCAGCAATAGACCTTTTAATTGCCTGATACAGTGTGTCTTCTTCAACTACTGTAATATCATTTTGAGTAGAGTAAAAAGACATGTGTTCTTCACCAGTCTTAGGCGCTTCAGTAAATGCCACTTTCTTTTCTTTGGCTGCTACACCAGATTGAAGAGAACGATCAATATGAGATACCAAATTAGCATCAGAACCATTCAATACTGTTTCGGAAACACCAGCAAATACTTTAAATTTGTGACGTTCAAACGTAACAGTATCACCGGTAGCTTCCAATTCTTTCGCAGTCTCTTTATCCTGAATGAAATCATCATCATCAAGAGTGAAATTCAGCTTAGGGATTTCAAGGTTTGTAATTTGCGTAAAAGTAGAAAGATCACGCAATTGGTTCTTAGAATAAGGCTCAACGATGATGTCAGTAGAAACTGTCTTAGGCAAGAACTTGCCACCACCTGTTGTATCGTCGTCACCTAATGCTGCTTTTACATCACCAGAAAGTGGTTCTTGACGAATAACAGAACGAACAAGCTCTGCTTTGGCTTTGACTTTACGGGCATTAGGGTCTTCAATGGTTTTAACATCATTATTTTGTTCAAACTGCGCTCTTTGTTCAGCTTCCATTTCGTCATGTTGCTTTTTAATAACATCAAAGCGCATTTTTAAATCATCCCGAGATTTTTGTAACGCTTGAATATCTTCAGTTGTTTTGCTTGTATCAATGGCAGCAGAAGCTAAATCATTCTCAACCTTTTTTAACTGCTGACCTACGGTTGTCATGTTTTGCTTCAGTTCATACAATGTCTTCTCACTGAAATGTTGAAGGTTCATTTTTAATTGTTTTTTCTTATGTTTCATCATTTTATATTCCTCCTAAAATATCATTTATATATTCCGAATTAGCTTTTGCTTCGTCAGCAATACGCTGACGTTCAGCCAATTCCTCTGCTGACAATTGATTACTCTTTTCTTCTTTCATCAAATGGTCAGGTACGTTTTTGTACTGAGCAAAGAAGTCTTTATTAATCGATGCTGCCATTTGATTTTCTTCTTCCACGACATCAGCCAAACCATATTGATACGCTTCATCCGCTGACAGCCACGTTTCTTCGTCCAGCATTTCTTGAAGCTTTTCTTCTGTCAGTTTGTCACCTGCTTTTTGAAGATATGACTGAACCGCAGAGCCACCAATACGATCTAAATCATCCGCTGTTTTCCTTAATTCTTTTGCATTCCCCAATGCAATAGTCCAAGGATTATGGATCATCAACATGGAGTTTTTAGGCATATAAATAGTGTCACCCGCCATGGCGATGACACTTGCTATGGATGCAGCTAAAGCATCAATACGTACATTCACTTTTGCTTCGTGCCTTTTCAACATATTATGGATAGCTACCCCTTCAAAAACAGAACCACCTGGACTATTAATATATAGATTGATCGTTGATACATCACCTAAATTGTCCAAATCATCTCTAAAACTTGAGGCCGTTGTATCCTCTTCAATCCATTGGTACCTTTCAATGTCTCCATAAATAAAAATATCTCCTGATTCACCATCAGCAGACATCCTCATTTCCCAAAATTTTTTCTTTTTTTGTTTTTTCATTATCTCCACCTCCCTTCATTAATCATCATCGTCGGTCTCAGTGGAAGAAGCATTGGAATTACCTCCCTTTCTTAATGATGGATCCATGTCCAACGGATACATATCGCCGCTTACCCACAATTCATCTGCAGGTCCACCTCGAGGAGGCAAATCTTCCCATCGTCTTATCTCATCCCTGGATGCCCATCCATCTCTTAGTGCATTATGATAGAATGCCGTTCGAGCTTTCACATCACCACGAAGCAATCCTCCTACATTAAATTTAAAATAATAACCCTGTTTCCTTTCATCCGTTGTAAGCAACTTCCGATTAAATTCCTGCTCATACTGACGAACAACCGGAATCAATGTGAGCTGAACAAAGGTACGCATTAACTCCTCATTACTCGAAAAACTCTGTCCCTCTGTATCGTTCAACATGGTTACTGGTACGTTAAATACGTTAGCTACACGAGAGCGCGTGATTCGTTCAGATGTGAAAGTGTCAGCTGCTATATATTTTCTGTCCAGCGAGTTAATTTCTACCCCCGGCTCCTGAAATAATACTCCACCGTTTTCTTGGTAAAAACGTTTAAAGTCCTCAATCACTTTTTCACGTTTTTCCCTGTCGATATTAGCGTTATATTTCAAGACAAATGAATTGGGAGCACTTTGCATTTCCTTCAAGCTAAACTCACGAACGGCTTTATCATAATCACTTGTGTTTTTTAACACCTTAATTGGATTAATCCCCTTCATACCACCAGAACCAATAATATGCTTAACATGAATAACATCTAAGTTATGGAAGTAATATGTGTTCTGATTCCCAAGGACCTTGTACCACATCTCCTGGGTAGCAGCTTCAATAACTGGTTCCACGTACGTGGGATCTAAAGGCGTAATCCGTGATACTTGGCCACGAACATCCCTCTCTATTAATCCATAACCATTCCCTTCTTCATTCCGTGATGTTTCTAATCCTCTTATAACATCAAACGAAGTCTGATTTGGATTCGGGGAATTAATAAGCACATCGGCTGCCTGATTTATTGTCACATCATAGTTTTGATGAAGCTTTAGGGGTAAACCCCCTAGTATATTTGACATTCGAGAAACAACACTAAAAATGGTCTCGTTGGTTGCTAATTTGGAGTTATCTACACCCCAAAATGTACGACCATACCAATTTGTAAAGTCAAAGCCTTGCCCTGACCAGTTGGCAACCGCCATATAGACTTTAGATTTTAATTTTTGATACCATTTCAAACCATCACCTCCCCATCAAGTCAGACATCGTAATTGCTTCCACATTTCCATCACCTGATGGAGTAACTAACCTTCCCATCGTGTGTGTATGGGCATTTAAAACAGCCGCAAAACCATCTATTTTGCGGTACCTGTTCGTTTTTGTAGGCATTTTATTATTATTACGATCTTTTACTAACTCTACATTGTTAATGTACCAGCGTAATAAAGGGTTTTTGTTGAAGATAACTTTCCCATCTAAAAACAGATGTTTTAAATCATCCATAGCTGGACCAAGTGTTAAAAAACCCTGCCGTACCACTTCTGTTTGAAACCCATCTTCTTCTAATGCTTTATTTAATCGAAAGGCTTTTGCCGGGTCATACGTAATCAATTCAATGAAAAACCGCTCTCTTTGCTTTCTAAACCACTCCAATACCCGCTCTTCATTGATGTATTCCTCATCAACAATGGTTAAGAGTCCAGCCTGTGCCCACTCCATATAAGGAATTTTTTCACTTCCCTCTAGTACTTTCTTTCGAGGAATCCAGGAATGAGACAATACAAAAACTTCACCGGTATCAATAAGAGGAAACTCCAAACAGGCGCTTGTGAAGTCCTCTGTGTCCGATAAATCATACCCACCAATGGCCGGTACACCCTGCAAGTGTGAGAAATCTTCCAGCTGTTTGTCGTTTCTTTTCAGAGTCTCAAAGTCAATAAAAGGCATCTTACTGGCATTAACAAAAATGTTAAATTGCTTCGTGATAAAATCGGTTCGTTCTTCTGGGACGCGCTTATCCTTTTCCCAATCCTCTTTTAAGGTCTCTAAATCAAGAGAAACCCCCATATTCGGGTTTGCTTTCACCCACATTTCGGGCTGATCAAACTCATCTTCGCTATCTAATTCAGCCATGTAATAGAAAGTACGTTCATCTTGTATGGCTCCTTCTAATACATCAGAACCTTGTTCATAGTAATTAACCAATGGGCCATCGAGCTGATAACCAGCTGTTGTAATGTATAAAATAAGTGGCTGTTTCCTGGAACCACGCGATTTTTTGATAATATTAATCAGTTTATAGTCTTTAAACTCGTGAATTTCATCAAAAACACCCAGATGAGTGTTCAATCCATCTAATTTTTCACTGTCAGAGGCCCTGGCTTCAATTTTAGAAAACGACTTTGGATGTTTAATTTCATAACGCAAAGGAGTGTAATGTTTTCTTAGCAGAGGAGATTTTTTAACCATCGCCTTTGCTTCTTCAAAGATGATACTTGCCTGTTGTTTACTGTTGGCCAGAAGGTAAATATCCGCCCCATTTTCCCCATCTTTTGCGATAGCATAGTTTGACAATCCAGAAATCATGGTGGATTTCCCGTTTTTTCTGCCAATAAAAATAAGACCCTCTCGAAAGCGTCTTATACCTGTGTCTTTATGGACCCAACCATACAGCGAACCAATAATAAAATGCTGCCATGGCTGAAGAATTAACTGGTCAAAGTCACCTTTTGATGGTTTACAAAACTTCTCTATAAACCTAATCGGACGATGGCCTTTTTCTTCATCGAATATCCAAGGGAAATCACCCAGCCCTTGCCTTTCTAAGTCTGTTAAATGCCTTTTTGCAGCTAGAATATTCTTTTTACTGGCGATGATGTTTCCGCTTGCTACCTGTTCAGCATACCAGGTGGATAAAAGGTGCGATGAAGGTTTAGCAAGCACATTAATAATCCCGGTTGACTTAGAAGCGTTCAAAGTCATCTTCTTCGTCATTTCCATCACCATTCATTCTCTTCCGCTGCGCTGGCGTTAAACCCATCGACTTCAAAAGGTTGTTCAGAGTTTGAACTGTTTTGGCCAATTCGACCACGAGTGGGTTTTTTGTCAGATTCGTTGCACCTGCTTTATTAGTGTATTCATACATCAAGTCTTGATTATTGATTTCTTTCTTCAGCTTCCGATAAAATTTATGCGTTTCAAGATAAAGAGAAATCAATTCCTCATCCGATTCTTTGTATGAGTCACCTAAATATTCGATGAGTTTTTTTCTCGTTGGAACTCCCATCAAAAAACCTCCTTTCTATTCCAAATTGGTACCCCCCTTTCATGAAAATTCCATCCGCGGTAAAAACGAAGGACCGCCGCCGGTCCTTGGAGAAAGCCTTTCTCAACTTTTTTTGAGGGGGAGGCTATATCATTTCTGGATTTCCTTTCTCTTCCACTAATTTTATTTTCTTACTCACTGGCCTCTTGTTGTTTCCCTTCTCTGTATGCTCTTTGTTATGGCAAGTCGGACAGATGCTCTCCAAGTTGCTTAGTGTCAGCTCCAGTTCAGAATACTCACGCCTTGGCTTGATATGATGCACCGTGTTTGCTGTAGTAAGTTTCCCCGCTCGAAGACACGACTGACACAAGTAATTGTCTCGGATCAGTGCTTGTTCTCTGCATCGTACCCAGGCACCGCTTTTATAAAAGGGATCAGCTGTTTTCATGTTGTCCTTCATGTACACAAACTCCACATTCGTGACACTGTTTAGTTTCGTATTCAAGTTTTCCGTCTACATACACCTTATTCACATCCATCCGTTCTCCACATTCAGGGCATACGCTTCGATCAATCTCATCTAATTCATCAGCCAATGCTTTCGAATGTTTAGCAACAGCTCTTAGTTTAAGCTGCAGTACAATTGTATTGATATCAACTCTTAACTGACTGGCTTTCATTTCCACTTCGCCTCCCATAAGAAAAAGCACCCTCGAAAGGATGCTTATTTTGTCTCTACTCTTAAATTTTTCCAATCTGTTGTTAATTCACCATCCCTCACGTCAGAGGATGTAATACAAAATATCTTATACTCTTTTACTTCCTCAGCAAATGCATTAGAAACCTCAAACAACCAATCATGTACATTTTTCTCGTTTAACCCACATGGTTCATTGAATAATGTCGTCCTAGACACTCTTAATTCAAAGAGATATTTTTCGCCATCCTTAACAAATATGCCTTCGTAATCAGATAACCTTGGAGAGACTTCCCATTTAAGTTCTTGTCGCGAACCATCTTTCTTTTTTTGGGATTCTTCTCTCCTTCTTTTGTCTGCCTCGTCTCGTTTCCTCACAATTGCCTGTTGTTGAGAACTTTTGTTCTGCATGTCAAATCTAAATCCCATCTTATACCCTCTCCTTCCACCACACACTAGTTCGACAAAAGGAGATATTTTCCTTCTATTCTTCCACCCAATGAACCATATCTTATAATGTGTTTCTTTTCCTAAACCTCTCAATCTGTTGTCTCTCAAGAGTTTAACAACATCTCTTTTTTGAATGAATCACAAACTTAAATATGATTCATTTACGGCATAAAAAAAGATTTATGTTCGACCCTTTTTATCCTACTCCAATCTTAAATTTACTCATCGCTTTGTCCATAGCATCTTGATTCACTCCTATATAACGGAGCGTGATATGCGGTGATGAGTGGTTAAACAGTTCCTGGAGCATAGCAATATCTTTTGTCTGCATATAAAAATGGTACCCAAATGTTTTTCTTAGCGTGTGGGTACCAATCTCATTAAGTCCAGCGTATTCCGCTGCTTCTCGTAAAACTTTGTATGCAGCTGAACGTTGGATAGGCATGTTATTCCCTTTTCTGCTTTGGAACAAATACTCATCATCGTTCATGTGCCGGATATAGTTTTTTAACTCACGATGAAGATCCGGCGTGATGCGAAGACGCTTTTGCTTCGTTGTTTTCTTCTCACGCAAGCTGATATAGTGTCCACGTACATGTTTTGCTTTCAGTTGCAAGATATCACTAATACGTAATCCTGTATTGATACCAAGCACAAACAGCAAGTAATCACGTTCATTTTTGGCCTTTAAATATTCTTGTATGACTTGTATTTTGGCAGGGTTCCGTATCGGCTGTACAAAATTCACATATAACCACTCTCCCTTATTTTTGTTGTCACACTGCTCATTGAACCTTCGTTCTTGTCCTATGTCACATTTTAACCACTCGAAACTTCTTTTTTCAAACCTGTTTGCTTTGGAAAGTTTGCGCTTTTTGGAAACTCCGTAAATTGAGATACAATAGAGTCTCGAATATTCCTCACATGAGTATGAGACAATCCCATCTGACGAGAAACCGCCCGTAAGCTCATTCCATCTAATATGCGATTGAGCACAGCTCTTTCTTTATCATTATGAATACAGGAAATACGCTCTTGAACAAAAACAACTTTCTTTTTGAGTTTTTCAATATCTTGCCATTCGTCCTCGCGGCGCAGATATTCTTGAAGAATGGGATCTGACTGGTTTCCTTGAGGTTTTGGCATAGCTGCTTCAAGCCCATACATTGCTGTAATGTTGTCTCCTATATCTTGTCGCATCTCTCTCCTTTTTAAGGCTATTGTTTGGATCATCCAATGATAATTGTGTAAAGCTGATTTAACCTGTTTCTTATCCACGGTGCTCACCTCTTTCGGCGGCGCTCTTTAACATGTGGTATGAAACATCGTTTTTATGAGTATCAGCATGACATGAGGGACACAACAAAACTAGATTATCTAGTTCATTTAAACCACCCTCAGAATACTTTTTAACGTGATGAATGTGTAAATTGTCTTCAGCACGGCAAACTACACATCTGTTTTTACATTTTTTATATACATCTTTTTTTAATTTTGATCCAATTGTACGGCTTTCCTTAAAGTCCTTTTTATCCCCACCAACAATTTTCCGAAACTGGTAAACATGATTCATATTACAAGATAGATACATCATATAAATTCCAGCTACTGGAGGAGGTGCAGGAAATTCACCCATCGTTTTTTCAATAGTATTTATATCGCCAATGTCTTCTCCTGTTACTCGAGCCATTTCTTTGACGGATTTTTTTCGTAATAGCCTCATTCCCAGTAGTTCATTGCCGTAAATTTCATTTTTCCACCAAGGCATTGCTTTATTGTATATAGACTCTCGACTGATTTTTTTTGCCATCGAATTCACCCCCTTTCTCATCTACATTTTACCATTTCGTTAACAAACATTAAGAATTTCCTCATTCCCAATCCCCCCTTATTTCTGCCTAATCGCGCCGCCTCTGCCTCGTCCATACGTTCTCCTATTCATGCCCATAAGCTCCTTGATTTCACTCTCTGAATACTGTTCGGTGCTTTTCTTCTTTCCCTTTTTCCGTTTTCGTTTCCTTTTCGGCTCTAAATTAAGCTGTTTGGCGGCAACAGCTAGTTGTTCTTGAAATGAAGGCTTCATGACTTCCTCCTTTGGCTGCAAATATGAGGTGACAATTGTAGATTGGTTGCATTTGGGTTCCTTGCTATGAAAAAGGGCACTAACAGACACAGCTTCAGCTGTCATCCATTAGTGCCCTGGTTGTTCCAGTAGCGTTTATTTTTTTGTATACGTAATTTCATAATGAGATGGTTTACCGTTTTGCCAAGTGATGATTTGTTTTCCGAATCCTTCTCCAGGAGTGTCCACTTTTTCGATATTACCGTCACGAATTCTATAAACAGCATTCTCATTCAAGTCGATTTCAGCTTTATTCGTACCTATGTTTACTGGGATTTTCACCATGACCCCTCCCTGTGGTATACTCGTATCACGGCCTGTATGAGTCGCCTTGAGAGGGGCGGCTTTTTTACTTCTTAAATGTACGTGCTTGTGAACAAGTCGCCCAATGCGGAGTGAAACCTTTCACCACATCTCCATGCTTCGTGACAACTGTTTGCTCTTGTGTATCGGCCGGCATCGCTTTTCCTTTCGGCGTCTTAATCCATTGAATGGAAGCTCCACACCCTTTACACGTTGGCATGTTTGTTCTCCTTTCTTTGTTTTGGCCAAGTAGGATTTACTTTTCTTCTGGGTCCCCGTCTAAACTTTCGTTGCTCCTGGATCTGCTCCATCCAAGCTATTTCTTCTGGAGTCATTTTCCGTTCCTTCACATCACTGGAAAGCTCCTCACGCACCACATGTTTCTGCCAGTCAATTTGATTCATCTTCCTCATCCTTTCGATTTTTTGGTTTTTCGTCGGAATGTGTGTTAATCCCAATGTGAAACGGTCCCTCTACTCCATGACCAAACACCTTTATTCATAGATTCAATTTCAATTTTTACAGGCACATATTGAATACTTAACTCATCGTCAATAATTTGTTGAGCCATTTCCTGCGTTGGTAAAAAGCACGTTGAACGCAAGTCCAAGCTGTCTTCTTTCTTTTCTAAGTCGTACCAAACATCTTCTTGATATAAAAAACCTATTGCCCAAAAATTCACGTTAATTTCCTCCTTTTTATTTCACATCATCGGTCTGCTATTCACTTATCAGCAGCCCATGTGATCAATGCCAGCACTGCCATCATTACCAGTGCTTCCCCACAGCTCATTGTTCTTCCTTTTCTTGACCTAGCAGCTTCCCTTGTCTGGCGTGGATTTGTCGTAATATAGTATCCACATCATGTTTTAGTTCGCTCTCCTTGTAGTGCTTCATGTGCCCTTTTCGCCCTGACTCAACGAGCACCCGTCCATTGACAGTGTTTATTACCGTTCCCTTGTTTCCGTTCTCCAATATAATGACTGGCGTGTTATCATCAAATTTTTTCACCATGCTCTCACCTCACCCTGAGAGTGCTTTGATATGCTTGTCCACCACAGCCAAATAATCTAATACAATGCCTCTGTTTTGCTGAACCACATCCGCATACACTTCTAACTCATCAAGAGGGATGGATTTTCGTCCGCCTTTCTGAGCGTTTCGAGTGTATTTCTGAACCATATTATTCGGAATAAGAAATACGCTCTGAATCGGTCTAATTTCAACAAGCACAAAGCTTATAGCCCCTTGTTTCTCCGCTTGGTCGAGAAAGGAAATCTGTCCTGGTGTCAGCATGTCCAAATCAAACCGTTTCTTGTTTGTTGTCTTCGCTTCAAATTGAATGGAGCGCCCTTTCCAAATACCGTCATAATCCACTGTGCTCTTCGATTCCCAAACAGCTTTTAGAATGTGCACTCCTTTTGTTTTCAGCACCTTTATAGGTGTCGGTCGTTTGTTTATAAGAGCAATACCTCTGTTTTTATACTGAAAGTTGGCAGTATTCAAAACCTCTTCAAAGCCTTTCCCTCTATTGCCTTGGTGTACTTTCAAGTGCTCACCTCCACTTTTAAATACTCATCCACCTTTGTGCAGGCAAATTCATCCGCTTCTTCTTTGTATACTTTCATAAGAACAGCCTTTTCTTGATCACGAGCATGGGAGAGCTCTTTGGCCGCTTCGTCTATGTCAATATTTTTAGCCCTCATAATAGCGTCACGATGACACGCCCATGTGTGAAAAACTAATTCTTTTGTTTCTCCTTTTCTTGGTGAGTAGCTTTCAAAAGGAGCATGAGCGTTAAAAGGTACAAATGCTCTCACATAACAATATTCAGGCTCATTTTGATTCGTTATCCAATAGGCATTCATGATGTTGAAATAATGTAAACTCTCGATGATATCAAGTTGAACCATCCACCGCTTTTCCGCCTTGTACGTCGCTGTGCTCATGCCTTGCCCCCATTCCAGTTTCACAGTTATAAACACCAGCAATATTTTTATAGTACGGATACTCCATGCCCCATCTTCGTTTCCATTCTTTCTTGCACATGTCCACGTTCTTGCCTTTCTGAATCATCTTCTGAAGCTGATAGTTTGCTAACCTCTCAATACTGTGCCGCTCCATCCACGTTTTTCTCATTCGTTCACCCCACATCACTCCAAATCTGGTTCCATGTAATTTTCAGTTTGCCGTTGTGCTTTCTAGCCCGATCAAACATAAGCAAGAAAACTTCATCAGGATCTCTCTTGAACATTTCCGCAATCCTCACCAGAGAGTATCCTTGTTTCCAATACTCATCGAACCGTTTATCCTCATCCTTAGTGAAACTGTGGTCTAAATCTTCGTTAACGATATAAGCGCTGCCCGCTTCGTTTTTTAAATAACGATTTTCCAGCTTCGCAATGGTTTGTTTCTGGGCTTTCAGCTGTTGATCAATCACCGTTTCCCTCCATATGCTTTTTAATGTCTAACGCTTCCGCTACTTTTGAGACGGTTTTCTCTCCGATACCAGGGTGATGTTTTATTTCATTGAACCGCTCGCAAAAATCATGAATCACTTGGCGACGAGCATCGTGCCAGCCTTGCCAGTAATCCTTATTCATGACAAGACCCCCTTGCTTTGTAACTGCTGCACTCTTCTCCTAACAGCTTGAGGACTTCGATACATAAGACCGTCAGCAATTTCTCGAAAAGAGCACCCTTTTTGAAATCCATAAATAAGCGCCGTATCTTCATCTTCTGTCCAATGCTTCTTTTTGTAATAAAGCTTGTCTATCCATAATTTATCTGCCACTTCCAAAGCTACATTTTCACCACATAACGCACAGAAATATTTCCTGATGTGCTTTTTGGCAGCAACAAGTGTTTCTTCTCTACAATCAGAACAGTACAAGAGGACGTATTTCTTTTTTGCCGGCATTAAGCTTTCGCCTCCATGATCTCTGGAAGTCGCACTCTCTCCGTTTCCAGTTCCTCTAGAGACAATTCACGGAGTAATCGTCCGTCATGAGCTACATAAAAGCTTTGTTTTTGTAGTTCCTGCAGCAATACTTGCCGACGTAGTTCCATTCGCTACACCCTCTTCCATTATTTTCTTTACATTCCAGTGGTTTCAGTCTTACCGTGTTGCTATTTACCTCTTATCATGGTAATTGGGGAAATAGAATCTAAATACTGATCAAAGAGCTTAATTCCATTCACCAGTTCGTGATAGTCATAACTTGTACATTTCTGCATAAATTCAACTTGAGACATGATTTCACCGTTTTGTTGGTAATGTTCTTTCAAAGCTTGACAGATTTGTTCAGCCGTCATATGCCTACCTCCTCATGTCTGCGGTCAAGATTCACAAATTTTTGATATTCCTTGATAAATGCCATTTCAGCAGTGCCTGTTGGACCGTTCCTTTGCTTACGAATAATGATTTCTGTGATGTTCTGATTTTCAGCTTCTGCATCGTAGTAATCTTCCCGGTACAAAAACGAGACAATATCAGCGTCCTGCTCGATGTTTCCTGACTCTCGAAGGTCTGACATCATCGGTCGTTTATCTTGTCGAGATTCAACGCCCCTAGACAGCTGAGAAAGAAGTACAACCGGCACTTTTAACTCACGTGCCATCATCTTCAAGTCCCTTGTGATTTCACCAATTTCCAAAACTCGATTTTCGTAACGCCTGCTGGCACTCATAAGTTGCAGATAATCGATGACAACCAGATGATTGTCGTCTGGATACTCATTTACTTTCTTCTTCACAGTTGCTCGAATATCACTGACCATGCGCTTTGTCTCATAGATCGAGAGGTTCCAGTCATAAACCTTTCCAGAGGCAGACGTTGCCTTGTCGTAATCATCATCATCAAACATTTGAAAGGGCTGTTTCCATTTCGTGAGATCAATGCTACCTTCTGCAGATAAGATTCGATGAAGTAAGCTTTTTGCTCCCATTTCCAGTGAAAACACATGAGAGGAACCGCCATTTTTACAGTGCCCTCCTGCAAGATTAAGTGCAAATGCTGTCTTCCCCATGGAAGGTCTTGCAGCAACAATAATTAAATCTTCTGGCTGTAGTCCGCCTGTCATATAGTCAAACTCACTCAATCCTGTTTCATAGCCACCTGCTGCACCAGATTCGTCTTCTGACATCGTCATATCCATAGCAATCTCGGAAAGCCAGTCTCTTACGGTTCTTTCTTCGTTAATCTGACCGACTTCACTTAGCTGAGACAACTTTTCTTGCAGTTCCAGCATGTTTTCTTCTGTTGCATTCTCTGTAAAAGCTAATGCTTGTTCTCTTGCTTGTCGTAGCTTATACGCCTCAAACACAAGACGCTGATGATGTTGAAACGAATGAACAGAAGCTACAGAGCCTGCCAAATCGGAGAGGTAACTTATGCCACCAACTTCACTTGCTGCATCCCTCAAATAGCTGAATACGGTTACCATGTCTGGTGGCTCATCCTTCTGTTGTGCCGTTTTCATAGCTTTTAAGATTGCTTTATGTTTCGGATGAATGACATGTTTCGCTTGCAAAGTGCATTCTTGAATAAGATCCGGCTCCAGAAGAATGGCACCCAGTACCGCTTGTTCTGCTTCCGCGTTTTCAAGTCTCGTCATCCGCTTTCACCTTTTCCAGAAGGTTGTTCCAATACTGCCGAAATTTCTTCTTTTTCTCTGGGTTGACTTTTTCTCCGTTCTTACGGAATTCTTTGACTTTCTCCCATTCTTCATTTCTTGTTTTGGGATATGATGCAATTTCTGCGATAGTTGGGGGGAAAGGTTTTTCAGCAGCGTAGGACGATAAGTTTTTTATAACACCGTCATAATCCATTTTTTTCAAAGCAGGTATTAGTATTTCAGCCTTCCGTTTTGTAATCTCGAATTTGGGATAAATTTCCTTAATCGTTTCTAGTACATCAACAGCCTGTTCATACTTCATTGGAGCCCTCCTCTCGCAACTCATCAAAGATAGATTTCCCTTGTTTTTCACGCGGGAAAGGAATGGTATTGTTGTTTCTACGCATCTTGCCTTTTTCATATCTTCTCGCCTGTTGTACATCATCAATCCCTTGTTCTTCCCACTCGTTTAAAATGCTTTCGATGGACGCAAAAGAACGCCATCCCTTTTTAGCTGCAAATTTAATTGCGCTACTAACCAAACCCGGGCTTAGATCATCACACCACATCCCAATTGATTGGAGAATGGCTGGCCTTGCCATGCCAAAGTTCTCTTGAAATACATCAAAAGGATTTTCCTCACGCGCGCCCTCTCCCTCTCTCTTTTGTTTTGTTTCGTTTTGTTTAGTAACGGTCGCGGTTGTTGTCTGGGTACTTGTCTGTTCTGTTGTCTCTGTTGTTGTCTGGGTACTTGTCTGTTTAACAGACGAAAAGGGAATAAGTTCAAATGCTGTTGCTTTTGTTCCCCTTTCTTTAAAATCAATTAGTCCAGCTTGTTTAAGCTGATTCCTTGCTTTATAGTAAGCATCTTTCTTCAATCCTGTTTTTGCTTCTATTACTGATCTGGCTACCGTAAATGTTTGCTGCCAACCAGACTTGTTATTAAGGTGCATAAGCGCATGCCATAATAATACTGCTGATTTGGACAACTCATTTAGTTCGAGCCAATCATAAAAAGCATTAATTTCCTTAATATAGTTCAACGATGCTCACCACCGAGGTTTCTCCAATCAATGACCGTTATGTCATGCTTCAAATTCATCCCCTCCTCTCACAAACTGCACACATCCCTTCCGTTTTGATTAATTTCATATCAGGATAGGTTCTTTTTAGATAACCTTGGACATACTTTCTAAATAACCGTCCCCGGTTTGTGCTTCCTTTTGTCAGTCCAACATAGATGCTGGGGATTGGTATCCTGTAACGAATCATTACATCAAAACTCCAGCTCTTGCATTTTTGTAGGGAATTCGCATACAATAAAAGCAGTGATACTTTTAGTGCGAACCCCCTTGCTCATCAGACCGCCATCTGATGGGCCTTTCTTTTTTCGTTGAAATAAATTTCTAAAACGTAGTCCCGATCAAAAGCTAGTCGATGTGAAACTTGTTCTACTCCTTTTTCCATCCCCAACGTATCCAAATGGTTGACGATGTAAAAAACAATGTCTTTTGTCGGTGTCATAATCTCCCCCCGCTTTCGTTGTGTATTTTCGAATGCCATCACCGATAACTGCGCTACCCTGCCTTTTTCCTCCCTTTTTCATCCTGATACACCCAGCGAATGATATCTTTTTCGATACCTAATCGTTTGGACAGTACCTTTACTGCCTCCGCATGTCCCAGTGCTTCAATATGCTGCACAATGTAATACTTCAGCTCAGGATCAAGTCTCACTGTTTCACCCCTTTCTGGTGCCAGCACACCGCCGGGCCCATGACTACGGAGGGGGGATAAACCATCGAGGGGATGTATGTCCAGTCATAGACCCGGCGGCAAGCAGCACCGCAAAGCTGACTTGCCACATACCAACCTAAGTGCTACAATGTAGCTAATAACGGTTCCTAAAAGTGCTTGCTGTTGCCGCAGCAGGCATTTTTTATTTTTATTTCCTCCATACTTAGCACCTCACAGGTTAATTTCTGCCACTCTAAGAGCTATTAAAAACACTGCAATAAACGTAATAAGGATACTCCACTCTAATCTAGTTATGTTTTTAAACATGTTAAGCCCCCATTAAAATCATTCCTATTGCACTTCCAAATGTCATCATGATTTGCTGCATCATGGTAACTCCATCTATCCCTAAGAGAAAGGCAGCCATCACTTCTGGTGACTGTGTATTTTCTGTCCATGCTTTAAAGAGGGAAATGGTTGGCTCTTGCTTGTCCGACTCATACCGAGATATATCGGACTGCCCCATGTGTAATCTTTCCGCTAGTTCTTCTTGCGTCATTCCAGCGCGTTTTCTACATGCTTTCAAAATCGCTCCGTACTCCACGTTATTCACCTCCTTCAAATATGCACGTGATGCATATGCAGGATGTACATGGAACCATTGCCGTTATTGGATATAAAATGAAATTAGATTAAATAAATGCGGCACAACTCGTCCATCAACGCAGGCTTTAATCAGCCCGCTTTGCGTATTTCTCGTTGAGTTCTTTCTGTTTCTCTGGAGAAAGATCGCACCATATGGACCAGCCGATTTGGTGGGCTTCCTTTAAAATTCGGTCCACTTTTTCCTTTGGTACTTCACCTGGATCTACGATACGCACTTTGGTGTTACCGCTGGTGTATTCCATAGACATATCTTCATGATTGTCAGTCATCGGTACATCACCTCGTGACATTTTATGCGCGTCAATCATATGGACTGCCCTCCTTCTTAATATGTTTTTTCTACCTTTAATAAAAGGAGTTGATTTAATGGCTGTTGATCAAGCATTAAAAAGAGAACTGCTTCTTTTGATAAATGATGTTTCAGATGATTTATTAAGTTTTGACGGAGAAGAAATGGCTCACATATATTTGCCAGAGCTTCATACAAAGGATGTTCTTTTCCACCTAATAAATCTTGCTGATGATGGTTTATTAGCGACTCACCCCAACAACAAAACGAGATTGTATGGGCTAACCCCAAAAGGCCGACAATACGTATCAAATGGATACAAACCATCGTGATATTGATGTGGTTTTAATCCAGACAGAGGAAAGTAAGCATTTCCATTAATTCTTGTGCAGCATTTTCTTTTGTGTATAAAGGATCGGTACAGAGTTCATTTGCAATTCTAAGAACCATACATTTCAACTCTGCTCTAAAAAGCTTTTCATCGAGGTTATTCATGATGAAGCTCCTCCTTTAAGATGCTGATATGGTTTTTCCTTCCTTTTCTAGTAAACTAGTACTAGAAAGGAGGTGTGAACATGGACGTTAGTAAATTGTTCAAGGGACAAACAGTTGATATAACTTGTGTAAACCCTGAATGTGAACAAACAATTAAGGTTGATGGAAACAAATTGTTTCAAAAAAACCAAACAGTGACTTGCCCTCACTGTGATGGGAACATTGCTTTAGAAAACAATGAGTCTATCAAAAAAATGGAAAATGAAATTAAAGAACTTAAAAACAAATTCAAGTAGTACCTGACATGGAGTAAAGGAGACTCAGAGCCTCAAAAAGCTCTTCTTTACTCCAACCTTTTTCTTCGGCAAATTCGAAAATTTCCTTGGAGTGATTGATGGTTCGTTGGAATCGCTCTAAATGGCCGTTTGTAACAGTGAGAGTGAAATCACAATTTTTACCCATTATCCGTCCTCCTATATTCAGTATCACTGGTTAGGCTGTTGATTTTTTCATTTAATCGGTTGATCGACATCTTCATCTCACGAACTTCATGGCATAGGTCGATCAGCCTTTTTGATTGAATTAATAACTCCTTTCCAGTCCAGCTATCCGGCTCAACAATAACCGTATCGATGTTTTTGTGTTCTTCAATGACTTTTTCTATAGCTTTTATGGCATCAGGAGAGTTTTCCATTAAAATTGAAAGTTCTTTTTTGTCGTTGTTCATTCAGCTCGCCTCCTCAAGATGCTGATGTGGCTTTTTCTCCCTTTTCTAGTAAACTCGTACTAGAAAGGAGGTGTACATTATGGAAGATTTAAAAATAGAAAAAATCGTTGAAGTTTCATCAGGAAAAGAAGCAACCCATTATCTTGATGAAGGTTGGGTTCTCTTATCAACTGGTTTTGTCAAAGGAGAAGTCCCTGGTTACGACTACCACTCGTATTCTTTGGGATACCCCAAGACAAAAGCTGTTCTTAATCAGTTACGTGATGAAACCAAAAACAAAGCTTTAGATGAAGATGGTATTTTTTAATTTCTTAAGCACATACACAAATCCATAACCACTTGGGGTGGAGTTTCTTACGTCCACAAGGCTCCATCCCTCTTTTAATAAAAGGTTCACTTGCTTATAGTCACTGCAATGCAAATTCATCCATTTCACCTCCTCAAGATGCTGATGTGGTATTTTGTTTCGTTTCGTTACGTTTATTTTCAAAAAAAATAGTCCAATCAAAACCAAGAGCACTACCTATTGCCTTTGCTGCAGAAACACTCGGATTCCTGTTTCCAGACTCAATCATTGTATAGTAAGCTCTTTGGATATTTGATAATTCGGCAACTTTCTCTTGAGTGTAACCTCTTTGTCGTCTTATTTCCTTCAGCCAGTCCCTCATTCCCTCACCTCCTGTATCGTTTCGTTACATTAATTTTAGTATCGTTTCGTTACATAGTCAAGAGGTTATTTTAAAAAAGTTTCCTTTTGTTACAAATAGTTTAAAGTAACTATTTGTTACAGTAAAATAAGTGGTATTGGAGGGTGGTGTTTCCGATTGTTAAAGGAACAACTCGTTAAACTAAGGAAAAATAATAAAAAAACACAACAGGACATGGCTGATATTTTAGGAATTACCAGACCCGCTTATACAGCATATGAGAGAGGCACAAGAAACCCTGATTATGAAACCCTGCAAAAGATAGCAGATTTTTTTGATGTGTCTACGGATTACCTGTTAGGTAGAACCGACAAAAACCAATCCGACTGGAATGCAAAACTCCCTGAGCTTACCGATAAAGACGAGCGCGATATCCAAAAAGAGCTGCAAGAAATGATTGACGGGTTAAACAGCAAAGATGGTTATGCATCGTTTGACGGACGGGATATGAGTGACATGGATGAAGAGGATAAAGAATTACTGATAAACTCTCTTGAAACTTCTTTACGACTAGCAAAACGTATGGCAAAACAAAAGTTCACTCCGAAAAAGTATCGGAATGAGGATATTGATTGAAGTATTAAATAAATTATAATTTAAAACAGAAACAAGCGTTTTATAAATAAAATTAAACATTATACCGTATTATAGATTGCCGCCCTAGAAAGTGATTTCTAGGTGAAAACCGGATGAATTCATGGAAAGCCTAAGTCTATTGATAAGGTAACCGTGAGCCAAGCCAGAGGACCCCTACTCCGTACCCTGGAAGGTGCAACGCATAGACAGTGAGGTAAGGGGACCAATAACCTGTCCACGAGCGTCCGGCATCCCATGTGGATGAACAGGTATGCTGAACTTTGTGGAAACACAAAGAAGCACGGGATAAAAAACCCGTGCGATAACAATATGATATTGTCAGAGAGTGCTTCAACCACTCAATCCATGCTACCAGGGCAAGAGAAACTAACTGACATTGGGGTTGATAGTTCAATAATGAAATCCATGCAAGACTCCATAGGAATTGCATCCCAGATTGAACTACCTGCATTACCAGAATTTCCAAAAGTTGAACTTCCTGACATCGGTAATCTAATTATATCATGAGGGCCAAGAAAAAATGCTTTTAAATAAATATAAAAAATAGATGAGCATGAGCGCATTACGTAGGAAGCATCGACGATGAGTGGAAAAATGAAAGAAGACATCCTCATTAATTCAGAATTTCCAGAACTAACCAAGAAAGATGAACGCGAAATTTAAAATAAGTTTCAAAATAGTATTAAAGAGTTAAATGGCGATAATGGAAAACCTACGCTTAACGGACAAGATATGAGCGACTTAGATGAAGAGGATAAAGAATTACTGATAAACTCTCTTGAAACTTCTTTACGACTAGCAAAACGTATGGCAAAACAAAAATTCACGCCGAAAAAATATCGGAAATAAGGAAAGGGTGATTAAAATGACCGATCGAGAATTACTGGAGCAGCTTCTTCAAACAGTGACGAACATCGACTCTAAAGTCACAGATATGGAAACAGAATTAAAAACAGTAAACACGGACCTATCCGAGTTAAAAGAAAATCAGAGACAAGTCCAACAAGCAGTCCTGGAAACAAATGAGACAACAAAAAGAATGGAAGCCAACCAAGAAAAACATGAACGCATCCTTGATTTACTTTCTCGCCGATCTATCGAACAAGAAGCTGAGATGAAACGAATCAAATAAAATAATGTGTTATGGTGGGGCGCTAAATGATCAAAGATATCGTTCAACGTTTAATTGCAAAATACCAAACCAACGACCCCTTCGAAATCGCAGCACAGAAAAACATTTTGGTTCTTTATGAAAACCTGGGATCTACTCTCGGTTATTTCCAAACGTCACGACGGATCCGCTTTATTCACGTTAACCATTGTTTAGACGAAGGCATGCAAAGGTTTGTTTGCGCACACGAACTAGGTCATGCCTGCCTTCACCCAGATGTGAACACTCCTTTCCTAAAAAACAACACCTTTTTTTCTGTCGGTAAAGTTGAAATAGAAGCTAACACGTTCGCTGTGGAATTGTTGTTACAAGACGAAGATATTTATTCGTATCAAGACACAAGTCTGAGTATTCAAGAGATTAGCGCGATTTATGGGATTCCAAAAGAAGTATCTCACCTGAAAAAGGGATTTTTTTAACCTTTTTATAGGTATATTTTCGCGCGTCTATCTATTCACCTCGCTCTTAATATGAGGTCCCTGAAGAAGTCGCTTATTTAAAAAGTTTCTAATTTTGGTGCAAATATTAATAGCGCGAAGTGGCCTGAGCGAATAATCATAAGGGAGGGTAAAACATGAAAAAGGAATACCATGAATTAAATGATATCCAGCAGAAGAACATTGCCTTCTTATTGGATAAAACAGATACAAATCACTTAGACAAGTTAAAAGTGAATTATGGGGTGGCTTCCGGAAAAAGACTCGAAGATTATCGACAAAACGTGCTTTCTTCATTGGTAACAGGTGTAATTCCCTTTAAAGACTTTCTTCACTGGCTATCCCATGTACACTTGGAAGGTAATAATTCTATATTTATTTATGAACCAACTAACCCTGACTTTTTCAAAAAAAAGCAGAAAATCAAACTGCTGAAGAATTGTAGATCCAAAATATCACCTATTTATAACATCAACAAAGAAGACCTAAATCAGATTAAACTTGTTAGCATTGAAGAGAATCAGCAAAAATGTCAAATAATACTTACTTTCGCAGCTCCAGCTCAATTACAAGTTAAAGAAGATGGTGCTAATTCATTCAAATTAGAAAACGACTTATACCTTAGTTACTTCATAATAGATTATGATAAAAAACACATCGTTCTTTCTATGCACCCTACTGTTAATTTGATATCTGTTGCTGGTGAAAAAAAGAGGCGAGAATGGGATGACTTAACATGGATACATTTACGCGCCTTCAAATTAATTACAGAAATGAATTTTGAATTAAAAGATCCAGAATGGGTTGTGGATGCTTTATTTGAAATAACCGAAGAATATTTCCATCATAATAATAAAAAAATAACGAATATAATAGAAGAAGTAAATCAAACCAAGCTCGAAGAAATCACTAAGTCGATACAGGAAATAGATCCGTTATTTAAGAAAAAGGATTATAAACTACGTATTCAAAGATCGCTATCCAATTTGCTCGAAAGCGAATTAACTACTGCTTATGGTCGAATTGACATTGGTACTCCATTTAGTGTATTTTTACATCAATCAGATAAAGGTGTTACAGAATTTAAAGCCAACTCTAGAGGTAAGGCTTTAAATCGCACGGAAGCTGCGGATATTGTTAAATTAATGTGGGATAATGGTGACATCACGTCACTGGGTATTATCTACACTTTTACAAATGAGAATGCAATAAAAAAAGAACATCCTTATAAAGTATTAAAAACCAATAAATATTATTCTTTAAAGAAATTTAATACGTCAGTTACTAAAAAGGAGGTGGTGGATGATGTTCTTGAAGCACTTGATAGCTATAAACAAAGAGTTCAACCTTCCACCAACGCGCCTTCGTATACTCGACGATGAATTGACATTGTTAAAACCCGGCACTAATATTTCGCCGCATTATCTTTATCGCAAGACAAAAATCAATACAGAAATTATCAAAATTATCCTGATAGAACTTTCTTTTGTATCTCCCTATATAAAAGAGAACTTTATTATATTTTGTGAAAATGAAGACAGAGAAATGGTTCATGGTTTTGAATTTTCCACTAAGAAAGAATTGAAAAATTTCATACTTAAGAATGGGCATCTTTGCCCAGAGTGTGATTATTCATTAAAAACCTCTGATATCAGAGTTTCGTTCAAAAAAATAAATTCAGAAGTTATACCTGATAAGGTTTTGTAGGTGATATTATGGAAAACAACACCGTTTCCTACAATCAATACATCGATCGTTCTCCGGATTGGAATGTTTGGACTCCTGTCTCAGAAGAAGAAAAACCATTATTTAATGAATTAATTGACAATGTTAAAAAAGCAATAGAATATGGCACCAGAAAAGAAAAAGGGGATTCACTCGAGAAATTAATGACTTTTATTTATGACCGCTTTGAAAGTGCTAAAGTCATACCTAATTACAATATTGGAGATAACCAAATTGATCATTTTATTGAATTTATAGACGGATTAACACCGACTTTTATTCACGAAAATATTGGTACAAGAATAATTGCTGAAAGTAAAAATCACAAAGACTCTATTGGCGTGAGAGAAGTTGCTGACCTATATGAGTTATTACGATCCAAAAAATCGAAATTAGGTATATTTTCTTCATATAAAACTTTTAGTCACGGAAAAACAATGTGGACTCTATCTGAAGGGAAAAGGAGAAAACTAGCACTATCAAATGAGAGATATATCATTGGATTCACTTTAAGAGAATTGGAATCACTTACTGAAAACAATTTTTACACTTTACTAAAGCAAAAGTATTGGAATCTTATTGATGAGCTAGAAGATGACTATATAGATGAAGAAGTTTCAATACCGTACCACGAAAGATTAAGCTTTTCACTAAAGCGATTGCGAGATATTGGCATTTTAGAACATAGTGTGGTGCAAGATGCTTTACAAAAAATCGAAATTAAATATGGCAAACTTACTAACTGATAGGCCTTAATTTAAAGGCTTTTCTTTTTTACCACATACGAACGTACATTCCTTTTTTGTTGTATAGAAACAAGAGACCGGTCTTATATACATAATTATAAATGAGGTGATACTATGCAAACTTGTATGTACCTTAGAAAATCCCGCGCAGACCTGGAAGCAGAAGCCCGGGGCGAAGGTGAAACTTTAAGCAAACACAAACGAGCTCTCTTAAAAATAGCTAAGAAGATGAACCTTAATATAGTAAAGATTCGTCAGGAAATCGTTTCAGGTGAAAGCTTGGTACATCGGCCTGAAATGCTGGAACTGCTTAAAGAAGTGGAAGCTAACGAGTACGATGCTGTATTAGTTATGGATATTGATCGTCTCGGACGTGGGAATATGCAGGAACAAGGCTTGATTTTGGATGCTTTTCGTAACTCCAATACAAAAATTATTACCACACGAAAAACATATGATCTTTCCGATGAATGGGATGAGGAATACACAGAGTTTGAGACATTCATGTCCAGGAAAGAACTTAAAATTATCAACCGCCGGCTGCAAGGTGGTCGTGTTCGTTCTATTGAAGAAGGGAATTATATTGCAACGAATCCTCCATACGGTTACACCATTAAAAAAGATGGAAAATCACGTACTCTTGAACCTCATCCAGACCAGGCTCCCATCGTGAAAAAGATTTTCGAATGGTACACAGATGACAATCCCAAAAAACGAATTGGAACCGGTGAAATATCTAATCGATTGAACAATATGGGAGTTACCAGTTATCGGGGACAACAATGGGGGCCTAGTGTTGTTCGTGCGATTATCAAAAACGCTGTATACGCTGGCCGTATTCAATGGAAACGAAAAGATATAAAGAAATCTACAACACCTGGTAAGAAAAAAGACTCCAAAACTCGTCCAAAGGAAGAATGGATTGATGTGAAAGGCAAGCATGAACCTCTTGTTTCCCCTGATTTATTCGCAAAAGCACAGGACATATTGGAAAGCAGATATCATGTCCCCTACAATATAGGAAGTAAAGTCACCAATCCACTTGCCGGTTTAATTTATTGTGGGTTTTGTGGAAAAAGTATGGTTCGAAGACCTTATACTGACAATAAAGTCTTTATCATATGTCATAATGGAAAAAACTGTGGATGCAGAAGCTCGAAATTAGAATATGTAGAAACACGGTTATTGGAAGGCCTACAAAAGTGGCTGGATCAATACAAAGCGAACTGGGAAGAAGTATCGAGCTCTCAGGAAAATCATGAATCTGACGAAGTTGATGAAGCCGATATTATTAAGAAAACTATTCAGCAGCAAAAAAATGAATTAAAGGAATTAAACAAACAAAAAATGAAGCTGTTCGACTTACTCGAAAGAGACATATATAATGAAGAAACTTTTCTGGAACGTAGCCAACATATTACGGAACGCATCAAAGAGACAGAGAACCAAATGGAAGAAAATAAAAAAGAGCTGGAACTTCTTCAGGATCAAGAAGCTGCACAAGAACAAATCATTCCTCATGTAGAAAACGTCCTTCACTTATACCCACAGACTGAGGATATAAAAAAGAAAAACACCCTCCTCAAATCAGTTGTCGAGAAAGCTGTTTATAAAAAGACAAAACAACAAAGACTGGATAACTTTGAACTGACAATTTTCCCCCGTTTGCCAAAGAAGAATTCCCCTTATTACGTATAGCATGGGAAGGGGAATTCATTCCC